TTAATCAAATACGCCGTTTATAACGGATGCAACAATGGCCGTGCTTAATGCAATAAGCACTAAGTCATTACCAGCAATACGCCACTCATACCCTGGATAAGAAGGTAGTTGTTCCAGTAAAGATGCAGGAACTGCTTTTTTAGCAATACCGGGAGGAAGTGGCTTACCACGGGCTAAATTTTTAGCGATGCCAGGAGGTAATGATTGATACCCAGTTAACCCGTAATTAACAGCCAATGGACGTATGCGGTCATAGGTTACATTCACTGACACCAAATTATCACGCCCTGTCTTAGCTTTACTCCCCTTATTAGCGGGACCATCGCCCCCACTATTACCGTGATTCCCGCCGCTGTTTCCGTGCCCACCACCATTCCCGTTCCCATTGCCGGGGTTAGCCATGGAAGGGGCTGAAGATAGCGATAGAGAAGCAATCAGCGCTAATGCAATAACAGACAAATGTTGCTTAAACATTCTTTACTACCTTCAATGATCATCAGATATAGCTTAAATCTAGTCAATACTATATATATAAGCTATATGGAATGGTCCTATTTTAAAATAATATAGCTACCAATAGAACTGAGGTAGTTTATTATATTCCCTTGGTGTTCAGCCGCCCGCTAATGACCTCATCGAATCACCCCTTACAGATTCCGCAATTCACGTTTCGCAGCTAGCGTGCAGTCAAAAGCCGCCTTACTTGGCGGCTATGCTATTCAAGAGAGCGTTAAGAGTTCAGTGTCACGTTAAAATCATTATAGCGTTATCACTTCAGTTGCTTAACAAAACGCTTTCGGACTTCTTTAAAGCCATTAGATTCATAGAATTTATGAGCTTTCGTTCTAACTTCGCTACTCGAAAGTTCAATATGCGTACACATTTTATCTTTTGCAATAGACTCTACTTCAGTAAGAAGTCTCTGGCCAATCCGCTTCCCACGGTATGCTTCATCGATTACCAGCGCAGAAATTACGCCCCAAAGACCCTCTTCATGAACAGGTATAATGAAGTTAATAACAATCACACCGCATATATTTTTACCAGATACAGCAACTAACGTGCATCGATTATCGCTTTCCCTCTTAAGTTGGGATTCAAGATTTTCACATTTTGTTTGATACCCTAACTGTAGGAAAAGATCCTGTAACAGTGTTGCATCACTCACTATTGCTACTCTGATAGAAATCATATCACCCAACCTTTATTTATTGATTCACATACATATTCAGGAAACTTTGAATATCTCTGGCGGTAATAAGATCAACGAGTATCAGTTCTGCGGAGTGTTTGTGTACTTCAATACAAATACATCCTCTTTTTGTAGCAATATCTACTGAGTAGTAGTCAACAAAAATTGGTCACCACCATAAACTGTTCATGAAATAACCACCAAGATGCATTTTAGCTATTTGCAACTGCAATACCACAGCTATGCGGCTGATAAGCGCAAAAATCCCGAAGACGCGGCATTGCCTCCTCAGGTGTAGTCGGTGGTACAATGCAAAATTACTGGCCGCAAAAACATTTCCTGAATTGGATTTTGATTTCACGTTTCATGATTTAAAGGCAAAGGAAATATCCGATTTAGAGGGAACGCTCGAAGAGAAGCAAGCCATTTCAGGGCATAAGAATACGGCTCAAACAGCTACATATGATAGAAAAACAAAAATCGTGCCAGTGGTAGGCGGACAGAAAAAGTGAGTTTTTATTCAGATTACCAAAATCATGTTAGGAAATGACGTTAGGAACATCTTAGGAATGAGATTTCAGGCACAAAAAAACCGCCCTTTTCAATGCATGTTTAAATGCATCATAGGATGGAGTGAATAAAGCGCCGCGATAAGCAAGAACGTATCAAACGCAAGATGTTTACTAAGCTGCGCACCACCCGTTATATCAAAAACGAATCCAACGCCGATGAAGCTGTCGTTACCCTTAGCGGTAAGGTCAATAATCTGGCGCAAGTGCATCACTACGGCTTACGCGATAAAGTCACAAAGAACGGGCCAACAGTGAAATACGAACGCCGCCAGTTGCTAGGCTTTACTGACGGCGATAGTGAATGGATTGGGGATCTGGCGTTGGAGTGGATTGGGAAGTAATTTTATCTATTACTGTTAAATGAAGCTATTTCCTCATTCACAATTTTATCAATCCTATTATTGATTTCATTGATAGTATTGCTGCCTAGCCCATCTTTAGTTTTTTGAGAGGAAAATACGCGGATAAAGAATTTTATATGATGATAAGATTTTAAAACATCTTCATAATCGGACAGCTTAATGACATCATAACTATTCTCAGGCTTTTTCTTTAAAATCCTTGCCTCATTTTTCTCAATATCTTTAAAATTATCCTCCATTTGAAAATCTAGCGCCCACTGTTCTCCAGAAAAATGCTCACTTAATACATCATTTATTAGTTTTGTTAGCTTTGTTTTTAATTTTTTACATTCCCATCAAATATATTTAAATTTGAAAATGTATGTTTTTTCATATATTTTTTCCAAACATTTCTTTTAATAACATCATCAATAATATTATTGGCTGGTTCTCCTTTTGTTTTTTCTAATATGTGAGCTAAGAACTTTTGATCTGAATGAAGTACGTAGAAATTTTGCATGTTTTCAATGATAGTATTTTCATCTTTCAGTTCAATTGTATTTTGTAGCTTTGCTATTTCACATGCTTTATTTAGCATGGCTGATAATGCTCTATTGGTCTTATGAAAATAAACTTGGCTATAAAGACTACTTCTAGCATTAGTAAATTCCAATATGGAGTCCAATCCACTTTCTTTATAGGCTAAATGGACACTATCATTTATTTTTACAGGGATAAATGACATTAATAATCGTCCATAATCATAAATGCCATATTTTACACCTGAGAAATAGCTATCCCTTAATAAATAGTCCATTCTATCTGCATCGATGGGTGAGGATGAAATGATTGAGCCTAATAAAGGATAAATATTTGAATTACTTGGTTCATCTTTAAATTTATATTTTTTCTCAACAATTTTTATAATACTATCTGTACTTATTGATTTTATATTTTCCTTGTAAATTTCATCATCATCTAATTCACTATCTTTTTTTAAATCCTCGATTATTTTTATGATGAAAATACAGGATACTTGTTCATGTGTTAATATATCATCATCAGCATCAAGGGATAATATTCTATCATACTTCTCTTTTTCTTCATTAGTGCACTTATCTCTAAAGTCTTTTTTTTGCATTGCGAAACTATCAAATTGATGAGCTAGAGGGCCATGCCCTACATCATGTAGTAATGCAGCGATACGAAGTTCTTGAATAGTGTTACTTTGCAGATCTTGGATATCTAAATATAAGGTTACGTTTTCTTTTTTTCTCACATATATGGATGCATTTAATTGCATGGTTTTTATTATTTCGTATGCTAAATGCATTACACCAACAGAATGCTCAAATCTTGAGTGCATAGCTGATGGAAATACTTTATATAAAAACGTATTTTGTCTAACATCTCTTAATCTTTGGAATAAAGGGTGATCTATTATTTTTTTCAAGTTTAGTAATCCTGATAACCCCATGGATTGGATCAAGGAACTTGCCTAAAAGTAGCTTTTCAAAATTACTCAGTCCCATAGTTACTTCCTTATTAAATTTATAGTTATCAATTTTAATTATTAGCTTGATAACATTATTGAGGTGAAACGATCTGCTCATCAATTGAGCGGTTAATACAATTAAGCATAGGTAATGTAACTATAACTTACAGATTGTAAAAGATAATAAAAAACTAACCAGTAACAATAAAATATTCTCCATTAGTGTATTTCCCTTGAGCCATCTCTCACACAAAACCCATCACATGCCCCACGCGCCCGTAGGCTGCACACTGGCCGCATGAATATCCTTATTTCTGGCCTTAAACGCCTGTTGGCTAACATTATCCGCATTGGCATCGTCTCAGACGTCAGTCTTGCTAACGGATGGTGCCGGGTCAAGTGTGATGCGCCGTGATTATGGCTCGCTGTTATCCACCCTGATCGACCAGCCACAAAATCCCGCCTTACGTCTCAAAATGATGGCGGCGGTGTATGGCGCAGTGATGCGCTGGGAGCCGCGTGTGACCTTAAATGCCATCAGTATCACCACTCAAAAAGACGGCAAGATGATGGTGGATTTAACCGGTAGCCGCACCGACAGCGACAACCGGTTAAGCCTGTCCGTGCCGCTAGCTAGTCAATAATGCCAACCATTGATTTAAGCCAGTTACCCGCCCCGCTGGTGGTGGAACCTCTGGATTTTGACAGCCTGTTTGCCTTACGCAAAGAGGCGTTTATTGCCTTATATCCGGCTGACCAACAAGACGCAGTGCGCCTAACGTTGTCATTTGAGTCGGAACCCATCGTGAAGCTGTTGCAGGAAAGTACCTACCGTGAATTGCTGTTGCGTCAGCGTGTCAATGAGGGGGCGCAGGCGGTGATGGTGGCCCATGCTATCGGTAGTGATTTAGACCACCTCGGCGCGAATAATGGTATTGAGCAGTTAACCATCACGCCAGCCAATCCAGACACCATCCCACCTATTGCCGCAGCGATGGAGTCTAACGACGATTTTCGGGTGCGTATCCCGCAGGTTTTTGAGGGTTTGAGCGTAGCCGGGCCAACCGGTGCTTACGAGTATCACGCCCGCAGTGCGGAGGTCGGGTGGCCGATGCTTCCGCTATCAGCCCATCACCGGCCTGTGTCACTGTTACTGTGCTTTCCTGCGAGGGCAACGGCGAAGCCTCACAAGATTTATTGGATAAGGTCTTTGCTGCGCTGAACGATGAGAACATACGCCCGGTGGCTGACCGATTAACGGTTAGTTCTGCCGCTATCGTGGAATACCAGATTGACGCCACACTCTATTTTTATCCGGGGCCGGAGTTGCCGCAATAAGGGGTGATTTTAATGGGGAAATTTTTGTCCTAATTTGGGATTAAGTCTGTGCTCAATAGAGACTCATGGAGCTAATATTGTATTCAGTGAAAACGCTATGAAACTCCTTTAATTACACCTGTAACTCGTTATTTTAACGTGGGAAAATGTTTGTCCTAAAGTGGCGTTGCCTAATTGCTCGACAGAATCTCATCGGGTTATAGTCACACCGCAGCGGTAAAATCCTTTACCGGATTTGGCAGTCCGGCATAGACCAAAGCGCATGATATAGATACGGTTACATGGTAATAAGCAAGAAATGGTGAGCTGGGTGGGGGCATTGCAAGATGCACCGGTTTCTTGGTGGCCGGTAGTTCCAACCTCGCTCAGTTCACCACCCATAGAGATGAAAATCTCAAGATGGTGAGTATCAACACCGTCAACTGAGAAAGACTAATAGCAACTCGGCATAGTACAAGGAAGCACTGATGGCAATTGCAGAATAACTTGAACTAGAAGGCTATCTGAAAGGATACACTGAAAGCTATCAGGAAAGTCAGCGGGAGACGATACTGAAAATCGCCCGGTCTTTACTGGCCGAAGGTGTTGATCGCACTCTGGTAAAGGAAGTCACTGGCCTACGTGATGAAGACCTGACGCAATAACGCGTTAACCCCCATTCTAACGGGCGATGTTGTGTTAGACGTTGCCTTATTTCTGCCAGTTTTTCGCACCCTATTTATTCCGCTCTGTGATTGTTTTTTCTCTCTTATTCATATCGATAACTCATTATTTTAAATAGAAAAAATGTTTATCCTAAAGTGGTGTGGAGTGATTGCTCACACTGATACCCATGACTATTATCGCCCGATGAAAACGACCCCTACACCCCATGATGCGCTTTTTAAAAATTTCGTCACCAAACCCGAAACGGCTTATGATCTGCTGGATATTCACTTGCCACCCGCCCTGCGGAAAATCTGTGACCTGAAAACACTGCGGCTGGAGTCGGGCAGCTTTATTGAAAATGACCTGCGAGCCTACTACTCTGACGTGCTTTACTCACTAAAAATGCAGGGACAGGATGGCTATGTTTACGCGCTGATCGAGCATCAAAGTTCTCCCGACAAGCATATGGCTTTTCGCCTGATGCGCTATGCCATCGCCGCTATGCAGAGCCATCTTGATGCCGGACACGACAAACTGCCTCTGGTCATTCCCATGTTGTTCTATCATGGGATGGTCACGCCGTACCCGTATCCCATGAGCTGGTTACAAGCATTCAGTGCACCCACGCTTGCGGGGGAACTGTATGGCGGCAACTTTCCGTTGATTGATGTGACCGTTATCCCCGATGACGAAATCATGACACATAAGCGTGTCGCCTTACTGGAGCTGTTGCAGAAACACATTCGTCAACGTGACCTGTCCGAATTATCGGATGAACTGGTCAGGTTGTTATCGAACGGTTACACTAGCAAAGATCAGCTAATCTCTGTGATACATTACATACTACAAAATGGTGACACGGCTGAGCCGGAAAGGTTTATCCGCGATCTGGCCCACCACCTGCCACAGCACGAGGAGGAACTTATGACGATTGCACAGAAATTGGAATATAAAGCCCATCAAGCAGGCCGAGTGGAAGGGGTACAAGAAATGGCCCTGAAGATTGCCAGCTCGATGCTCGCTAATGGTTATGACCGCACTGAAGTCATGAAGTTGACAGGTCTAAGCGATAAAGAACTGGCACAAATTTGCCATTAAGTTGCTAGCTAAATCCCTACTTTTAACAGGCGATGTTGCCTTAAACGTCGTCTGTTTGCGCTGTTTATCACTCCTTTCCCTTTTTATTTCTTACTCTTTGTTGCCTCATCCATTCTTTAACGCATCATCACGATAACCCCCTGTTTTTCCACAAAAAATGTTTGTCCTAAAGTGATGCTGGCTGATTGCACGGCAGAACGTCGCTGGGCTATAGTCACGCCGCAGCGGCAAAATCCGCTGTCGGGATTAGCGTCCCGGAATTTACCAAAGCGCACGACCGTAGACACGGCTATTATGTGCGAGCACAGTGACACTTGTAATATGCAAGAAACGGTGAGCTGGGCGGGGGCATCGAAAGATGCGCCGGGTTCTTCGATGACCGGTTACGCTAACCCTGTCCAGTTCACCACCCTCTGAGATTAGCGTCTCTTGGTGGTGATAATCTATCCCATCGAAGAGGTAGTCATCAGGGATCTGACGACTAAACACCTGTCATTATTTACCAGCAATATCATTGTTATTCCCACACCTGTTTCTTCATCTGCATCTGCCCCTCTGCTGCCGGAGGTGCGCTATGTACGATGACACTCCCCGAGAAGTAGAAGAACTTATCGACCATTGTCGTGCGTTGATTTACGCCATCGTTATCCTTGATCGTGCCGATGCTAAAGAGGTTCTTTCTCTTATTTTGTGGCAGCAAATTGATGCGTTACGCAGCACCTATTTGCAGGATAGCGATGAGCCACTCGAAGCAGCTTAATTTGTTTTAACACCCCATTAATCATCAGATAGGTCACCATAGAAATGGATTGACGGTGAACCTATCCGCAATAGCCTTGAAGCTGTAGGAGTTGAGCTGTAAATACAACGATATTTAAGGGTTATACTGCAAAAACCGGCTACAGCACGGCACACCAATCCTTGATTGGCATCGTACTAATATTCGTGATGTAGTCGGTTTTCATGCCGATAATATCGCTGATCTGCGTATCTGGTTTTTTGTGTCATCCCTCACACAACCCCCATCACCTGCCCCGCGCGTAATTATCCGGCCTCATAGCGAATGAACGCTTAACCGGAGAAAAACGCATGTCTGCAACCGATTACCACCATGGTGTGCGCGTCATTGAGATTAGCGAAGGCACTCGCCCGATCCGCACTGTCAGTACAGCGGTGGTCGGGATGGTCTGTACCTCCGATGATGCTGACGCCACCCTGTTTCCACTCAATACCCCGGTATTACTCACCGATGTGCTGGCCGCCAGCGGCAAAGCCGGTGCAACCGGCACATTGGCCCATTCACTGGATGCCATCAGCGACCAAACCAAGCCACTCACCGTAGTTGTTCGTGTGGCGCAGGGTGAAACCGAAGCCGAAACCACCGCATTTGCCACTGCCCGCACGCTGGGCTTACGCGCCAAAATTGACAATGACACCGGTTGGCATAAATCCCTGTCTAACGTAGGGGTGAATGGCGTCACCGGCATCAGTGCCGATGTGTTTTGGGATCTGCAAAACAGCGCCACCGATGCCAACCTGCTTAACAGCAAAGACGTCACCACTCTGATCCGTAAAGATGGCTATCGCTTCTGGGGTTCCCGCTCTTGTTCTCATGATCCGTTGTTTGCCTTTGAGAACTACACCCGCACCGCACAGGTATTGGCTGACACCATGGCCGAGGCGCATATGTGGGCTAATGATAAACCGCTCACTCCGTCACTGGCAAAAGACATTATTGAGGGCATTCGCGCCAAAATGCGCGAGCTGAAATCATTGGGTTATCTGATTAATGGCGATTGCTGGTATGACGATAACGTGAACGATAAAAACCCCCTCAAAGCGGGCCGCCTATTTATTGATTACGACTATACGCCGGTGCCGCCGCTGGAAGATTTACCCCTGCGCCAGCGCATTACTGATCGTCATCTGGCTGATTTCGCCGCCGCAGTTAACAGCTAAGGGAGCTTAAACCATGGCATTACCACGCAAACTTAAGTTCTTGAATGTATTCAATGACGGGAACAGCTATCAAGGGGTGGTTGAATCGATCACCTTGCCAAAATTAAACCGCAAATTTGAAGAGTTTCGCGGTGGCGGGATGAGCGGCAGCGCCAAGGTTGATTTGGGGCTGGCTGATGGGGCGCTAGATGTTGACTGGACGCTGGGAGGTATTGAGTCCGAGATCTACAAGCAATGGGGCGTCACCAAGGTCGATGGTGTGATGTTGCGTTTTGCCGGTTCATACCAGCGCGACGATACCGGCGAAACACACGCGATAGAAATTGTGATGCGCGGCCGTCATGAAGAAATCGACGGCGGCGACAGTAAGCAGGGTGACAACACTACCACCAAAATCACCACCAAATGCACCTACTACAAATTGACCTAGGACGGTGAAGTGCTGATTGAAATCGACATTGTGAATATGGTCGAAATGGTCAACGGCGTCGATATGCTGGAAGCGCACCGCCGCAATATCGGCTTGTAGCATCCCCCTATCAAAGAGTGGATGACGAGTCGCGATAGCCCAATCGATGGGGAAATGTTCCGTTCGGGTCGTAGCGGCTTAGGCCGCCGGAGCGCCCGTAGGAACAGTCGCCCCGTCGCACTCGCGGGCTAACCCCCTAACTTTTAATCGGATAATTATTATGAAAAAAGACCCGACAGAACCCCAATTTAACGTGATCACACTGGATGTTCCTATCATCCGAGGTAATACCACTATTACCGAAGTCACGGTCAATAAACCTAATGCTGGCGCACTACGCAGTGTCAGGCTGCAAGCGCTGTTAGATACCGATGTTGACGCGCTGATCCGGGTGCTGCCGCGTATCACTACCCCTAATCTGACCGTGCCAGAAATCAGCAATCTTGATCCAGCGGATATTTACGCGCTGTCTCAGGCGCTGGCGATTTTTTTCTTGCCGAACTCGGTCAAGTCCGACTACCTGAGTGTTTAACGGTTGATGATTTGGTGGCTGATATTGCCGTGGTGTTCCATTGGCCGCCATCAGCTACCGACCCAATGACTATTGGCGAGCTTTTAGCATGGCGGCATAAAGCCATCATCCGCAACGGGGGCAGTGATGAGTGATAAGAACCTCCGCTTGCAGGTTTCTTTAAGTGCCATTGATAAAGTTACCAAGCCATTTAAATCTATGTTGGCCAGCAATAAAATGCTGGCCGCATCTATTAAAAATTCCAAACAAGAACTAAAACAACTCAATAGCCAGGCGGCTAACATTGAGGGCTTTCGCAAGAATAAAGTAGCGCTTAAGGGTGCCGCTCAAGCGCTGGTCGCCGCCCGCGATAAAGCACGCCAGCTTGCCAATGAATTAAAAAACAGCGCTGCACCGACCGCTAAACAGGCCAGAGCGTTTAAGCGCGCCGGTGAAGAGGCCACCAAGCTAAAGCAAAAATACAATGATTTACGCAACGCGCTGCATAGCCAGCGCAGCGCATTACAAAGCAGCGGCATTGCCACCAATCGATTAGGCCAGGCACAGCGATCCCTTAAGGCCAATATCACCAGCACCACCGCCGCATTGACCGCGCAACAGCGCCGCTTAGAACAGCAAACCCAACAGCAACAGCGCCTCAGTGCCGCCCGCAACCGCTTTGATAGTAGCAACCAGCGCAAAGCCATTGCCGCCGGATTGGGTTACACCTCGCTACTCACCGGCCGTGCAATGGGCCGTGGGATAGCCGGATCGCTGCATGTTGGCTATGAATTTGACGGCATGATGAGTAAAACCCAGGCCGTTACCCGTATTCCTGATAAAAACGCCGCGGATATGCAGGCGATGCGCCATCAGGCCCGCACCTTGCCGCTGTCCTCGAAATTTACCGATCTGGAAGTGGCACAAGGGCAATATTTCCTTGGTCGCACCGGTTATAGCCCGAAGCAGGTATTAGGGGCGATGCCCGGTATGCTGAATCTGGCGGCAGCCGGTGATATCGATCTCGGTACTACGGCGGATATTGCTTCCAATATTCAAACCGCGATGGGTATTCCGGCGGAAAAAATGGATCGGGTGGCTGACGTGCTCACCTCCCTGTTTACCCGTAATAACGTGGATATCCCAATGCTGGGCGAATCCATGAAGTATTCCGCCGGTGTCGGGCGCGAATACGGGCAGAGTCTGGAGACGGTCGCGGCATCCACTGCCATGCTGGGGAGTGCCGGTATTCAGGGAAGCCAGGCCGGTACCACTATGCGCAGCATCTTAAGCCGTATTGGTGGCTCCAGTACCGTTAAAGATTTAGGGGTTAAGACGGCCGATAAAAACGGCAATATGCGCGATCTGGTTGAGATCCTCAAAGATATCAATGAGAAAACCGCCAAAATGGGTAACGTTGAGCGCGGGGCTATCTTTAAGAGCATCGCCGGGCAATATGCTGTAACCGGTTTTGGTGTGCTAATGCACGCCGCCGGTAATGGCTCGCTAGATAAGATGCGCGGTCAGCCCGGTGAATATGATGGTGAAGCGGCGCGGGTTGCATCAACCATGCTGGATAACCTCAAAGGTGATATGACCATTCTGCACGCGGCGATGGAGAATATCAGCGTTGAATTATTTGAAAAAAATAATGATTGGTTACGCTCTGCTGCCAAAGCGATCAGCGAGTTTATGCACGGTGTGGCCGAGTTCCTGAAAGCACACCCGCAGGTCAGTACCGCGATAGTGAAAATAGGTACCGTAGTGGCTATCACTACCGCTGCATTTGGCGTGCTGGCTATCGCCACCGTGGGTATCTTGGGGCCGTTTGCCTTATTGCGCTTCACCACCTCGGTATTAGGTATCCGCTTACTACCGCGCCTGTCGTTTGGTATGTCCAAACTGGCAAGCACTACCCCTATCACCACCCAACAGATCGGCAACTTTAGCCGCTCACTGCTTACCCTGTCTAAAAATGGCGGCCAGTCGGCCATTGCCACCCTTAAAAGGCTGGGAAACGGGCTGGTTAATGTGGCGCGTTCGCCGGTTAAATCCGGTATCAGCGGGTTTAAAATGCTGGGTAATGGCATTAGCTGGCTGGCTAAATCCCCGCTCAAATTCCTGCGTTTTGCCCTTGGCGGCTTAGGTGGCATGTTCGGGATATTAATCAGCCCTATCGGCTTGATTGGCGCGGCCATTGCTGCCGCTGGCTTATTGATTTACAAGTATTGGAATCCGATTAAGTCATTTCTCGGCGGCGTGGTGGATGGCTTTATGCAAGCCGCCGCACCGATTAGAGAGGCTCTTAAGCCGCTGGGGCCGGTATTTGACTGGATTGGTGATGCGGTGAAAAACGTGTGGAACTGGTTTAAAAAGTTACTGGAGCCGGTGCAATCAACCACCGCCGATTTAAACAGTGCTGCCGATGCCGGTAAATCCTTTGGTCAGTTTCTGGCTGATGGTATTAGCTTTGCCATGACGCCCCTTAACGCGCTGATTTCATCCATTAAGTGGGTACTGGAAAAGCTGGATGAAGTGAAGCAGCGCCCCGAGAAAACCCGCGAACTGGCACAGGGCAATCCGGCGGTAGCGGCCGCCGCAGGTAATTACGGTATTACATGGAAGCCCGCCCCCAAGGGCAACAGTGCCGCTGATATCGCCGCGAAATATGCCGGTGAATATGATAACGGCGGCACTATCCCGTTGGGTAAATTTGGTGTAGTCGGTGAGGATGGGCCGGAGATTATTAACGGCCCGGCGCAAGTCACTGGTCGGCGCAATACGGCGGCACAGTACCGCAGTAATCACAGCGGCCAGACCAATAACCCGACACAAAACCAAGCCAGCCATGCCGCGCCCATTATCAATATTTACCCGACGCCGCAGCAGGATGCGCAGGATATTGCGCGCGAGGTGGCCCGCCAACTGGCGGTTCACAACAGCAGGGAACAGAGTAAATCAAACCGCAGCTATCAAGACCATGATGACTAAGGAGCAATAACATGATGATGGCATTTGGGATGTTTGTCTTTATGCTGCAAACCGTCCCCTATCAAGATTTTCAGCATCAAATGGCCTGGCGTCACCCGTCCAATGCGCGCATTGGCTTGCGGCCCATCAGTCAATTTTTAGGGCCAGATGAAGAATCTATTATGCTATCCGGCGTGTTATACCCTGAATTGACCGGTGGCAAAGTCTCGTTGATGGCACTGCAACTGATGGCGGAAACCGGCAAGGCTTGGTCATTGATTGAGGGCAATGGCGCGATCCACGGCATGTTTGTGATTGAGAATCTGAGCCGTGGCAAAAGCTTTTTTTTTCGTGATGGCTCGGCGCGTAAAATTGAATTCACGCTGACGTTAAAACGTACCGATGAATCATTAAAAGAGATGTTTGGTGATTTATCCCAGCGATTTGACGATATCGCGACTCAAATATCGGACACCGCCAGCGGATTATTATCATGACGATGATGGATAGCCGGTTAAATAACGGTCATAACGCACCGGATTATTCTATTACCGTGGATGGCATTGATAAAAGCGGCGGCATTAAAAAGCGATTGATGTCGTTAACTTTGACCGATAATCGCGGCTTTGAAGCCGATCAGCTTGATATTGAACTGGATGATTCAGACGGTAAATTAGTGCTGCCCCGTCGCGGGGCTAAAATAGCCGTTGCGTTAGGTTGGCAAGGGGCGGCACTGATTGGTAAAGGCATTTTTACCGTGGATGAAATAGAGCATAGCGGTGCACCGGATAGACTAACTATTCGTGCCCGCAGTGCTGATTTTAGGGAAACGCTCAATATTCGCCGCGACCAGTCTTACCATAAAACCACCATTGGCGGCATTATTAAGATAATTGCCGAGCGAAATAAACTCACACCCACGTTAAATAAAGCGATATCTGATTTAACCGTCGAACATATAGACCAAACCAACGAATCAGACGGTAATTTCATTACCCGATTGGCGAAACAATATGGGGCGATTGCTGCGGTAAAAAATGGCAATCTGTTATTTATCAAACAAGGCCAGGCGAAAACCACCAGCGGTAAACCTATTCCAGTGATAACCATTATTCGCAGCCTGGGTGACGGCCATCAATTTAGTATGGCTGACCGGGGCGCTTACACCGGCGTGGTGGCTAACTGGCTCAATACCCGCACCACGGAAAAACCGGTGGTAAAGGTAAAGCGTAAAACGGCCCGCACCGCCAAGCCCAAACAGCCGGAAGAAAAACAGGGCGAATACCTGATAGGTACTGATGAGAATGTGATGACCTTGCGCACCACTTGCGCCAGCAAACATAATGCGCAGCGGGCGGCTAAATCGAATTGGGAACGTCTGCAACGTGGCGCGGCGAAATTCTCTATCCAACTTGCCAAAGGTCGTGCAGATCTTTATCCCGAAGTACCGGTTAAGGTGATCGGGTTCAAAAAACAGATTGATGAGGCCGATTGGACACTGGTCACCGTGACCCATTCAGTGAGTGATACCGGTTTTACTACTGCGCTTGAATTGGAGGTGAAAATAGATGATTTGGACATGGAATGATGATTTTTAAACAATAGTCACGCATAATTATCATTAACACCGACCCTAGTCGGGATGATACCGGAGTCCGGATCATGTTCAATTGCCCTTTATGCCACAGCACAGCCCATACCCGCAGCAGTAGTCAGGTAACCAGCGAAACCAAAGAGCGCTATCACCAGTGCATTAATGTGAATTGCGGCCATACCTTTGTGACGCTAGAAAGTTTTATGCGTTCAATATCAAAGCCAGGCGAGATTAAACCAGTAGAACCTCACCAACAAAATGGTGGACAGGAAGTGATGTTCTGA